GTCTTACTCGCGAAGGTTCAGCACTTGCGTACCTACATCCTTCTTTAGGCTTCGAAACAATTGTGGCATAACGGATATTTCGATCCGCCCCCATTCCTTATTTCAACCGACCGGCCGGGTTTATCATCTACTAGGGACCGCTGACATCAAACTCATCAGCTTCAGGAAGACGTTTCGACGAACCGTTGAGCGAATCAACTGACGCTGGTGTACATCTACGGAGGGTCACCCCTTGATCCAAACTTCCTTAACTGTTTACTAGAGCGGGACCGCTAAACCTAGCGTGGTACCTACGGCGTTAGGGTTATTTCTTATCCTTAGCGAGCAGCTCGACTGAGCCGACGTCTACCTCTCCCGCGAGGAACTCCTCATACGTGGGCAACTTCCCTCTCATTGGAATGAGTAGCGGAAAACCACGATCAATTCGCCTCACGCGTTGCATAAACACTTTGGCGCCGCCCACACTTCTGGAAAGAACCCCAGACTCGCCGCCGTACAAGTACGGTTTAAAGTCGGGGGAGTCTTCCCTAGTGGCCGAGACAGCTAGATGAAAACGCATAGCAGCACGTGAGCTTGAGAAAACCTCATAACCCGTCCTCCATTTCCAAGCGGCTAATTCAGCCAAGTTTTCCTTCTTTTCCTGGTCGTCCAAAAGATCAGGATCGACATACTCACAAGTGAGTGTCAGTCCATTCTCTATTTTCAGACTAGGAACGATCCGGTTACTCGGCCCAAGTCGCAATCCAAATTTCTTTGTCGCTCTGTACGCAAGAGGGCCTCTGAAGCCCAAGTCGTGCGTAGTCAGACCTAAGGGTCTAATTTTTCCTATGTTCCAGCTAAACCAAGCCAGTGCGGCGCGATACCGCAAGGACCCCTTAAGTCCGGCAATAAAATCATCAAAACCCTTCGAAAGAGTATCAAGAGACTCAGACTCCCGTAACATTCCCATTCGGACAGTCGCAACCACACGATAAAAGGCGCCGAAGCGTCGACAAAGTGTGGAATTAAGCGAACCGAACTCCGGTGAAACGGAAGTTTTTGTCTTTTCAACTTCAAGGGAGAGCGACGATACTGTGTCCATCCAGTGCGCACTGAAGTGCGGACCAGACCGGAAAAGTATGTCATCTCCATTGATCAGACATGGAAACTCCGAATTGTCGATCCCAACGGACTCGCCTGCATACAAGAAAGCGATTCTATTCTGCAGACAAAGCAGTGGGAAAGACAGAAAGGAACCCATCATCTGACCTCTCGAGGGCACAAAATCATCTATACCGTGCTCAAGGTTAAACAAATGAGGACGCAAGATACTCATGGCGTATGCTTTCATCGATCCCGGCACAGAGACCGTGGACCTAAGCAATTCGTCAAGAATAGCCTCGGCAACCTC